CCAATCTAAAGAGTCAATCGCTAAAGTTTTTCTGCTTTTATAATCGTCGTTATCTCTTATTTCTTCTAAGTATTCTATAAATTCCGGATAGCTTTCAATAGGTTCTGTATTCCAGATGTTTTGATCTGTCTGTGTGATTAGGCCTTCTTCTAGTGTAAGTATTATTGGATCTGGCATTTCACAAACCATAGTTGTTTTACCTATTGCCGAAGGACCATATATAGCCATACGCATAGGTTTTCTAGTTGCTCCTTTTCTAATTGCTTTAAGTGTCATTTTTTTCTCCTTTTTCTAATGTTACTCTTAATAACTCAAATGAATAATTACGCAAAAACTCAAAAGATTGTTTTAACTGTGTAAGTTGTTCAATCTTTCTTGCTTGTGTAATTTGTTCCGAGTCTTGCTCAAGTTGTGCCAAACCATTTATCGTCCAGGCACAAATCTCAGCTAAAGCTAACTGATTACCTTTAACTGTAATTTCTTGTTCAGCATCTACTAAATTGCTTTTGTAGATATTCTTCTTTACTCCGTCTTGCTCGTAAGACAGATAAGGTTTTTCTTCGCTATCTGTTGTAGATTGCTCTTTTAGTTCGTTGTTTTTTTCGCTCAATGTACTCCTCACTAAGTAGATACTCTTTATGTGTATCGCAATTAAGTTTATGCGGACAAAAGACACAATGATCTCCGGCCACAAAAACAGGTTCATCTTCAAAACAAGCGTCTATTTTTGGTTTTAACCAATCAAACGCCCAATTTACCAAGTTTTCAGAAGAAATCTCTGTAGATCTTATTGGCCCGTCTTTGTGCCAAGCTCTAGGTTGCACAATAACCATTTCTACTTTACTTTTTTCTGAATACTTTGATAGAGCCATAAGAGCATAAGCTCTAAGCTGTAAATTATTTTCTACTTCTACAGGGTATTTACCATTTTTATAATCAATAATAATTATTTTGTCTTCTTGTACTATTAAAATATCTGTTGTTCCCCATAGGTCCGGGTGGATCTCATGTCCGTCTAATCTTTCTTCTATATAAAGTTTTGATTTTTCTTCTTCATTTTTTCTTTTAACGACATATTCACAATATAAATTAGACGCTTCTATCATTTCTGCATCTACTTTAACTGTATGACCTTCAAACTCAACTTCTCTGCCTAACCAATATTCTTTAAAATCAACGCCTTTAAATCTTCCTTGTAATCTCATTTCATTCATTTCGTGTACTACACTACCAATACGAGAAGCGTCGCTACTGCTAGAAGGATAACCTTCTGATGCTTTTGGTGATGCAGGGCATTTTGTATATCTATCCAATCCAGACGGAGCAATCTTTGCATGATGTATGACAGGCATTTTTTAATAAGTAATAATTTTTTGACTATCCAAGTAATTCTCAATATCTTGCTCCTCATACTTTACTGCTTTTTGTATCTTGTAATAACTAGGTCCTTCTCCAGAAAAACGCCAACGATCAAGTGTTCTCACGCTAACACCGATCCTTTCAGCACACTCTTGCCTGGATAAAAATGTCTTCTGATTGCTAGACACGACTAGATATTATTCCTCATAACCATTATGATATACAGATGTTAAGGAATTGCAAACATTAATTGAATGAGAAAGGACGAAGAAATTACTATTGAAAATATTTATAAGGCCCGTTGGGTATGGTATCACTCCATACTAGCAGGAGAAATTTTCATAACTAATGTCTTATTGATTGCCATTCTCACAAAAATCTAATGTCAAAAGGATCAGATCCTCGTCCAATGAAAGTTGATAAAAAAACTTTCGAAAAAAATTGGGACAAAATATTTAAAAAAAATGTCAAGAAAACCAAAAACTCTAAAAAAACAAGTAGCAGGTAATCACTACAAGAAACTAGGCATAGAGCCAATAGAATATATATTGGCTAACAAACTATCTTATTGTTGTGGTAATGCTGTTAAATATATTAGTAGAGATAAAGGCAGTAGGATTGATGATCTTAATAAAGCAATTCATTACTTAGAAATGGAAATAGAATTAGTGCATAAAAAAGGAGAAAAACATGGAAGAAAAAGATAGACATATAGCTGATAAAAAATTTAATAAATTAAAAACTAGATATAGAAACGGATCTAAATACTATTATTTGATCTGGCACAACAAAGGTAAAAAAATCAAAAGAAAAATAGAAGCTCGTTATCCAGATGAAAGTATTACTGAGATACGCAAGAGAGCTATTAAAATTTATTCTCATTACAAAGATATAGAAGAAGGCCTAGTAGAAGATCCAAAAGACACGAAACAAATTAAGTATGATGTTTTGTTTTCTGAATACATTGAAGACTGTAAGGCAAGAGATGTAAAAGAAACTACAATAAAACAATATCAATCTTTGTATCAAAATTATGCACAAAAACATCTTGGATCTATTTGTGTAGATAAGCTAACAAGAAAAGATATTAAAAATGTTTTTGGATCTATTTCAAAAAAAACAAAATCACAAGCAAACAAATTTCTTAAATTTATAGTAGCTAGTTTAAATTTTGCTATTGATGAAGAATGTTATGGTATAGAAAATAATATAGCCAGAAGTATAAAAGGTAATCCAGAAAAGAAAATTACTACTAGCTATACCGAAAAAGAAAAGTTAAAAGTATTTAAAAAGCTAAATGAATTAGAAAACTTTGAGCCAGGAAAGATAAGGTCTATATCTTTTATATGGTTGCTCATACTAACAGGAGCTAGAAAAAGCGAAATAGCAAATGCACAAAGATCTTGGATAAAAGATAATAAAATTGTAATACCTTTTGACCAATACAAGACAGGTAAAAAAACCGGTAAAGACAGGATTATTTATTTGTCAGATCATGCTATGAAAATTATAAATAAAATTATAGAAGTCTGTCCTAATGAAAAAACAATTACAGGTATAAAATCTCCGGAAAAAACTTGGGATAGAATTAGAAAAGAATGTGATTGTCCGCATTTAAGATTACATGATCTTAGGCACTCATTCGCTACATATTGTTTGTCAGCAGGTTTGGGCCATAGACAAGTAGGAAATTTATTAGGACACCAGAGCTTATCTTCTATGCAAAGATACGGAGAGATTAGACAAGAAGTTTCTAAAAATAATGTAGAGTTAGCTAACAAGCTGATCTTGCTTAATTAAATCTAAAGTATATTTTAAAGTTTCTTTTGAGTTTGCGTTTTTAACTTCGTCGTCGTTAAAAGTTATTCTGGTTTTTTTTAAAAAAGGTACAAAGATTATGTTTTTGTAAGGAAGACAAACTAAAGCATAAAGATCTATATTGTGTGTACCTTTTGTACCATATCTTCTTTCTTTAGTATTGCCACCCCTTCTAATATCCCAACACCAACCGGTCCTATAATGTCTGCCGTTATGTTTAGATATATATTTCTTTTTTTTAGTAACAGTTTTTACTTGGCATTTATACAAAATATTTTTGTATTCAAAAACTATATCCGCATGAGATCCGTGTGGCATTGTAACTAGATCTGATCCAAACGAGTAAAGAAAGGAAGCTGTTAAATGTTCTCCGCATTTCCCAACTCTTTCTGTAGGGCAGGGCATTAATCCGTACTACGCTGTTCTTTCTCCCATTCCTTTCTCCAAGAAGGACTATATACCGGACTGTTTTCATCATACATGATAGCGTCAAGAGTCATTTGCCTTGCATTTTTTCTAAGCTCTCCCATTAATTGTTCAAATGCTTCCCTTCTAAATCTTGGTGGATCATTAGTAGAAAATGTTGTAATTAATGCTTCAAACTCCGATCTAGCGTTCATAAGATCTAATCTATCTAACATATATTCGTATTGTTTTTCGTTTAATTCTATTCCGTCTAATTTTCTATTCATTTTGCCTGGAAAATAATTTGCGTCAGCAAAAGCAGTTAATATGGGATCTGGTTCTGCTGATCCAACAGTTACAGGAGAAAAGACCTGCACACCTTGTTTTCTTCTTAACATTTTTTCTCCAAAAATATTTCTTCTAATAGGCATACCTTTATTGCTAAAGAAAGGCAGGTCGTCCATTATTTTATCTAGTGCTTGTCTGCTATCTCTTAAATACGGATCATTAACATCATTAATGTTTCTAAACATTGTAGGCACAAAAGATCCCAAGAAATTATTTACATAAGTTTCTATACCTGTAGGAGTTTCTGAGTCTATAGCACTTACTAAATCTGTAATACCTCTAAAGAAAGTTTTATCAGTTAAGTTTCTTTGTAAAGAATTAGTTAATCCTATTACCATATCAAACAAAAGAGTTCCTAACTTGTCCTGTAATAACTTTCCGTCTTCTCCGTAAAATTCTGGATTTCTATAAATTTCGTCCATTATTTGTTGCACATCAGCGGCAATTCCAAAAATCATAGCAGTAGGTTCAAACCTAAAAAACTCATAACTTTTGCCGTCTGATGTTTTAAATGAATAAGGAACATTAGATCTGTCTTGAAGCCATAATCTTCTTTCTTGTCTGTCTATAGGCCCACCACCAACAATCTTTCCTTCTGACGCTAAATCATAAGCTAAATATGCCAAACCGGTTCCTAAAAGCGTTCTTGCTATTGCCGCATCTCGTTCAGCTCCTTGTTTTCTAAAGGCATTTACAACACCGGCAGGAGATCTTTCTAAATAATATTTAACAATATTTACCGGAGTTCTTACAAAAGGCACTACAAATTTAAGAGCTTTTAATGGGCCGTTTAATTGTCTTTGAAAACTTCTTCCGGTAGGACCAAGATTGTTTGTAAATGTTTGATAGCGTCCTCGTTCTAATGCAATTTCTTCAAAGTCTTTGCCTAGAACACCTGCTGTCGGATTTTTTCTGTGATCCATGACAAGACTATTTACTCTTTTCATAAATTTTATAGGATCTTTAATTCCTTCTTTTCCCGCTATATCGAAGGCCTTGCCATAAACATTTTGATTGTAAGCTAGTTGTTTAAAAAACACATCTCCTGCTAATAAACCTCTGCCTGGCAATCTAATAGTATCTCCAATAATGTCGTAACCAAAAACTTTTAATTTTGTATTGATTGATTTTTGCCTAGCTAATTCTAATTTTGTATTTGGATCTTTTACTAAATCTGGATTGTAAAGTACTTTACCCGCTGTTTTTAAAGCATCTCTTAATCCATAAATAGTAGCAAAAGCGGTACCATTTGCTTCTGAAAAAGAGAGTCTTCTATCAGGATCTTTTCTTCTACCTGCTGAAATTGCCGCTTGAGCATACGCTTCTACAGGCCTAAAACCCGCTACTATGGCATTACTACCAAAATTTACTGCTTGTGTAGGAATACCAGAAAGCAAAGCATTTATCCAAAATTCTTGTGCCATGTCTAAAATAGTTGGCGGTCTTACTGCACTTTGAGCATTAATAGCAATTTGTTCTGGAGTTTCTAATTTGGCCGCATTTCTTATTCTTGCTTCTATACTTCGCATACCTCTATCAGCAATCTCTCTCTGATTAACAATATCATCTACAAATTCTCTAGCTTGTTTTGGTGTTAAATTATCAACATCATATTTAAAAGAGTTTAGTAATTGACCTGCATAAGAAGTTTCTCCAACAAGTCTTTCTCCTACAGCTCCCAGATCCATTTCTAATAATTGAAAATTGTATAATTGTTTGTTAGAAGGCGTTTCTCCTGCATCAAACAATATAGTTAATTCATCTCCTAATTCTTTTACTTGTTTTGCTAAATACTGCAACATCATTCTAGCGGCCATAAGTTCTTGCGGAGTAAATTTTATATTTTTAGGAGCATTAATAAATTTATCTATAGTCAATCCGGTAGTTAAAGCATCTTCTCTTAACAATTTTCCGTCAGGACCAAATTGCATTTGATTTCTAGCTTTAATCCAATCTCCATTTTTTATGGCCTGTCTAGTTAGAGCTTGTATATCTCCTTTAGAAAAATCATATTTTTCTAAATTAATATTTACTACTTTTTTAGGATCTCCAGGATCAAAGTCTGGCGGTGGCCCGTCGTCTGATCTAGGTGGTGGTGGCGGTCCAGGCGGAACATCAGGCCCTTCTCCTAATGACAATCCTTTATCTCCTCTTAAATTAGCAGGAACAAGTGTTTTTAAAGCAGTTACTATTGGATCATCTGGCTCAAATCTTTCAGTAGTATTTTTTACAAAATTATCAATAACTTCGTCTAATTGTGCGTCTGTCAGTTCATCTGGATCAAAACCCAAGTCATTAATAAGTCTTCTTTCTTGATCTATGCCTTCTAATAATTGTTCGTATTCT